GCCCTTTCCTGCAAGGCCGTAAGAGGGAAGGGGATTGTAGATTTTACTCTACAATAAGCTTATACAGAGTTGTATAGGCTCCGCTAACCGACAGCCGTCGGCTAGCTCTGCTTACGCAGGCGTCTGGCACATAGTCCCAATACGGGCATGTACGTGAGACGACTTTAGTAGTCGGCGTGTCCTCCCGGACACTAACGCAACCACCAGAAAGGTAACCTCCGACCAATGAAACGATAGCCCCGAAGGGGTTCAGTGTTGGCTTGTAGCCAGCACGTCGATCGTATGCGCGCGGTTGCACGTCATCGGGCAACTTCTCCAACCTCGGCACGTTCACCAAGCAGCGATAGATCTCTGCTCGAGTGTTAATGTCGAAGAAGTCGAAGTCTAAAGACGCAAACGGCGCTTTCAAACCTTCTGAATCACCATCACGGAAAGGAATGTAACAAGTCCGCTCTTTTGGAGCAAACCGTTTAGCACTCCTCGCGACAAGCGAGAAAGTTCGAGGTAGCATCACGTTGGTCTTTGTAGACCACTCAACGATGCGGTTGAGTGCGGAGTAAACATCTCCCATGGTGTCCAGCTTCCTCAGATAGAGGCCGCGGACATTGACTCCATGCTGAAGTCGCCGCCACAGGACTCGCGGAAAGGGCCTGCGTTGAATGATTTCTCGGTATTCACCGTGAAACCAACCATTGCAAGCGCCCTGGTGACAAGATCATAAGCGTGTTTCACGACAATGATGTCATCACCGAAGACCCCGAAGTTTCGGTCGGGCCCATGCACTACGAACTTGATATTGAGAGCTCGGTAGCACGCTTCCACAAGGGTTGCGAAGATCAGAGTCTGCAACGGGAACGTAAATCCATTTCCCATCGAAGACATCATGAAAAGCTCGACGTGTAATCCGTCCGGCTGAACGGTTACAGGGGAACGAAACCTCCTACACCACTTTGTGAGGGTGGCGGGCAGAAGCTTGTCTGTCATTCCCAGAGCCATGCAATTTGAAGCGTCTTTAAGATCTACTGTCCCGAAGGACTGATCAATAGAGCCGCGCAGTGCGAGACCGCGATTAAGGTCAGGCTGCTTTGACAAATCAATGCCAAAGTGAGCCCAGAGAACTTCGCAGATCACACCGTTGATGCCTTTCTGAAAAAACATATTCAGAGTAGGCTCAGTACAAATCGCTCTCGCGATCTCAATG